GCGTACCACAAGATGTGGTACAAGAAAAGCTGTTTTCAGTCTTTAGGATCCTCAGTGGTGATTTTTGATCGTGGTGGATCCTCACCATCCTTCATAGGTACGCTAGAACGCGTTTTAGTGATGGTGGGGGCGTCCTGGTCGGGTTCGTCCAGGTCCTGGGTCGCCTTATCGGCTCCCGGCCGCTCAGGGGGCGCTAAGCCCATTTCCCGCATATCGTCTAGATTATCTGGATTTTGAGCAAAATCCAGGAACTCAGCGGGGTCGTTGTTAAATTCGGCCCGTATATGGGCCGGGATTGTCATGAAGGCCTTATCGGCTTCATGTATTCGGTTCAACGCCGTGTGATAATCGGGTGCATCTATAAAGTCGCCATAGTCTCCTCGATGCGCGTTGAGATGGTCTACTAGTAGACCTTTTTCATGCTGACGCATGATGTTGTTTATATCGGTTTCCTGCTGGAAAGCCTGTTTTGTGCGGCTGTCGCCGCCGGGATCGTTTTGGACCCGGTCGTGAGGTCGGTAAGCGCTTAGGGAAGCTTTCATGATATTTTCCTTATCTCATGACTTGTTTTGCGGTGCTGGTGAACGGATTGATGTCTTTCGCAGCCATACCGGCTTTGTAAGCGAGTTTCCCAGCTGGGGTTTTTAACCATTCGAGATAATAGTCAGCTTTTTGAGCAACTATTCGATTGGTTTGTTCGAGGTTAGCAGCAGACCAGAAGTTGACCTCTCTTTGCATTTTGTAGAGGTCTTCTTGTCTTTTACTGGTCTGAGTTGATTGATCGATGTTTTTGATGTCGGCATTTTGCCGACGCACGGCCATGGCGGTTGATACACCTTCCCTAACTCCTGGGCCGACTTCATCGACCGCAGGAATGCCAGCACCCGATGGTGTGCTGGCTCCGCCTTGTTTATAGGCGAGTATTGGGTTTAATCCGGCTTTTCGCATATCGGCCATAGAACGTTGATATGCGGTTGATGACATTCTTTCCTGGAAGTCCATTTGCTCACGAGCAATAGCCAGATTAGCCTTGTTTTGTGATTTGGCTCCTACTATGGAGCCAGCTGCACCTATAACTGGAGCAGCTATTAGACTTCCTACGTTTTTAATTGATGACCATAGTCCCATTGTTTTTCTCCTATAGGACAGTAATGCTGTCTTTGCGGCCGTAACTAGAAGTGATCGATTAGCCCAGGTACGCCGTACATCGGCATCGGCCGTGCGCAGCGATATTGGAAGAAGCTATCGAATAGGAAATGAGGTTCAGCTGGAACCGCGATTACGCGGTCCACTGGTGGATCTTCGACGATGAAGGCAGCGTTGAGCGCGGGCAATGATGAGAAGTCAATTGCCAGATGCCATGTGTCGAGTGATGTCGCGAAGTTTGAGCGCATTTGTCCCGATATTTGGGACGGTTTGTAGCGGTATTCCGCATAGCGCTCCTGATATCCGAAGACGAGGTCATCGGTGCCGGATGCCAGTCCGGCAGAGAAGATTTCTTTATTGAGTATTGATTGTTCCCCAATGTGAGAGAGAGCGGGCCAGTAGAAGTCGAATCGAGTAGATCGAGACATGGCCCGTGAGAGACCTTGTTGATAGGTTAGGTCGGCACGTGCGGAGACCAAGCCTATGACAACGCTGTGCTCTGTGAAGGACTTGGTGAAACCGTTGCCGTTAATTGTTGCCACACCCATAGCAGCGAGGTTGCCTTGTACGGTGGTGGCAGTTTGAGAAGTTTGTGGGATTGGGGAGACATTAACTGGTGAGGAGCCTCCTCCCAGGTATTCGGGGCGTTGTAGACGTGCGTCTGGTGATGTGACCCCGAAGTGTGCACGAACGATTTCCGTGTAACGGGTGCCGCCGCGGGCGTCACGTTCGTAGAGTTTTTGTATTTGGAATGCTTCGCGGAGTTGGTTAATAGTTGCGGCAGTCGCCGCGTTTAGATCGGCATAGACGCCAGGGAAGCCAGCATTTAGCGGGTCTTCCTCTACATATGAATTTGTGTCGTCTGATGCCGTTGATATTTTTTTCCACTTTGCGAAAGTGGTTGATCCTGATTGTCCCGTTTCGTAGACAGTTTGTGACCCTGATCCAGGATAAGTTTGAGAGTGCATGCCGAAGCCGATAACCGGCGCCGAGGTTCCCAGCGGCAGCTGTACGGCAGTGCCTTTTTGTGGCCAGGGGAGTGCGGATGTAAAATAGTCGTGGCGTTTGCCACGTTTTTGCAGGACATAGTCAGTTTGAACGTCGGGTCCGTCGTCCAGGTCTACGACCAGGCTGTCCTGTAGATTCTGATCGCGGAACCAGGTGTTCCAGATCAGGTTGTATGCGCGAGAGTATAACGCGCTATTTGTTATGTCTTCGACCTCGGTCGGAAGGCCGAGATAGTCGAAGAGGTCGCCGGCGACATAGCCGCCGGACGCCGGCGTTGGGACGATTTGGGGTATGACGAACGAAGTGCTGTCGCCAGGGTCGTCTTGTGCGCCGTTGAATTTCTCCCAGTTGCTCCAGAGGAGCCTAAGTGGGACGGCGAAGAAGAATGTATCGAGGTACATATTGTCCATGAACGGATGAATGGGCGTCGCCAGCCTTGCAAAGGCCGTCATGGATAGATTGAGAGTGTCGCCGGGCAGAGCCTCATCCTGGAAGACCGGGACTAAGAACCCGGCGTCGAATGTTGTTTTGTGAGTATGTGATCGGTCAAATGATGACCGTGGTATTTCAGCCGCTGGAACGCGACTGAATTGATGATCTGATTTTGATGATGAACCGTATTTTCTGCCTTTAGGCATGATTTAATCCTGACCGTTTAGGTTGATAAGTTCATGGAGACCACAGAGATTGATCGGTTGTTTTTCCATGTCAAATTTGCCGTCTGTGTCATTGAATGTTCCCAAATAGAAGAGTGCATAGTCGGCCGCGTGAGCGTTGAATGCGTGTTTTGGGTCAGTGACCGCATCAGAGATTGCTCTGATTGCTGATGGTTTTGTCGGCATATAGAATGGTGGAAGATAAGCTGCTGTCTTCGTATCGTAGACAGAGAAAATTGATGTAATCATTTTAGTTTCCTTTGTAAGTATTGAAGTTTTGATTGTTGGACTGTTTCCCTAACTTTAAGACGGTCAGGAGTATTGTCCATTTCATGGTTTAGTCCGTCTTTTTTTCTTTTCCTCTTCATCTTTAGATGTTCAGAGGGGTATTTTAGTTCGTATCGTGCATCGTAGAACTTGGGTGGTTTCATTTTTTTGTTATTTATTACGACGAAATCCTCTGGATATACGTCAGATAAGAATTTTGTGAGCCAGGACGAGCCGATCCCGCCTTTGCCGGTTCGGCCGCCTTTGCTCATGTTTGTATATTCGGGTTTCCGTTGGGTGATTTCCCCGGTATCGGGGTTAATGTATTCGTAGTGGTCTTCGGCTTGATCGCCGTTGACCTTTTTTAAGATGTATCTGGCGACGTACGCCGCAGATGAGAATGTTACATTTCCAACGGATGAGTAACCGAAAGGCCATGCCTTTTCGAGTAGAGCGGAGCGATATAAGGTTTCACCGTTTTGTTCTTTCCATCTTGTCTTGTCTGGGAAAGAATAGCCGAATATACATGCGTGATAGTGAGGTCTTCCGAAGTCTTCGCCATATTCTCCGCAAGCGTAGAAGCGTATTCGGATAGGCGATATTGATTTTCTTAGTCGTTTCATAAATTTTTGGAATACGACGATATCAAGTGAGCGATCTTCCGGTAGGTATTGATCGCTAAATGTTAATGTAATGAAGGAATTATCTTCGTGCATTGAGGCCTCGTGGACGCAACGAATAGCCCATTGCTTTGAGCGTTCTAATCGGCAGCCAATGCATTGTCCGCAGGCGATCGTTAAAGGTAGATCGATGTACGCCTTGAGGCGATTGAACGTAATAGGGAATTTGCCTGAAGAATTGGGGGTGGACGCTCGCCACCCCCTTAGTGGGTAGTAGCATGTCACTTTAGAGCCGGATGCCGCCGCGCATGGGTTGTGGTGCGTAATTCTTACGCTTTACCGCGACGGCGTGTTTCCGGAATGACCTGCGAGATGTTGATCGTTTGATCTTATGTGGTTTCCTCATGGTGGACCTCTTTTCTTGGTTAGGGTGTCAGTCCGAGCATTTACATCTAGTAGAAGATGCTCGGCGTACCACAAGATGTGGTACAAGAAAAGCTGTTTTCAGTCTTTAGGATCCTCAGTGGTGATTTTTGATCGTGGTGGATCCTCACCATCCTTCATAGGTACGCTAGAACGCGTTTTAGTGATGGTGGGGGCGTCCTGGTCGGGT